GGTACGCCGAGTTTACGATAAATCTCGGTCATCTTCTCGGCACGCTTCTCGTCCTTGGCGTCAGGGACGCGAATCGAGCCACCGATCATCTTCTGTGACTCAACGTAGGACTTGGCGAGCGAAGGAATGTCCTTGAGGGATTCCAGTGACTTCTCAGTCTTTAACTCTGCCGGTAGATCGTCCCGCCACGTCTTGGCTGGAACGGTGGCATCGCCGGAAACAACCTGTGTTCCCACTTGCGCTGCCGGTGTCTGCGTAACTTCCTGAGTCGCAGGAGCCGCAGCGGGCGTGATCTCGTTAGAAGTAGTGCCCGTGCTCTCTGGTGCTGTCGCTAGTGCCGTAGTCATCGTGTTCTGTCTCCTCTTTCAAGATAGGGTACTTATTGATATCGGCCATGTCGATGGTGTGTAACAGATGGATTATGATGGATCGTTGCCCCTCGTAGAACGCCGTGACGTATGGATCGGCGTCGAACGAGAGCCGATTGTAAAAACGGTCTCGTAAAGATTCCATAACTTCGGGACCGTGTTCCGAATCCACGAATGTATGTTTATACGCATAAGCTTTCTTGTGCTGTGCCTCCGTGACTCCCTTGGGTCCACGAAGCAATGCTTCTAATTCGGTCATGCTGGTGTCCCCCCTTGCGGCTGTTGACCGGCTTCCTGCGCGATCTTCATCAGCGGGGCGAGTTTCGCCGCTGAGTCAACCATCTGTGCTCCCTGTTGCTGCTGCTGTGCCTGTGCGTTTTGATCGGCTTCCTGCTGGCGTATCTGGTCCACCACGTCCTTGTCGTGCTTCAACCGGGCAGGCAGGCCCACCGCGTCCATGATGTAGCTCATAAAGTCATCGGTGTTGATAACATCGCCCGACGTGGGCTTGATCTGGATCAGCGGTGCCGCCATCTGGAAGAACCGCTCGATGGTAGACAAGTCGCTATACTTCTGAGCACGCGCCAACGGGCCAATATACACCACGTCGATGTCGGTCACTAGCCCCTGGCGTTGGGCCTCTAGCACAACCGGCGGCGGGGGCGGCAGCACACCGGCTCGCATCATTATCCCAAAACAACGGTTAATGAGTGGGGTTAAGAACTCGCTCTCTAAACGCCCCACAGTCGGCCCAAGCGCCCGCTGCATCTGGTCTATCGTGGCTTGTATCTCCGCTGCCGTCATGTACTGCTTAGAGGGTAACTGTAAGAGGTCACTATAGAACACGGCGCGTATGGCTTGCTGTAGGTCCTTCTCGAACTCTAGGCTTAACTCGAAGTTTCCTCTGTGTCCAAGCTCGAAGGGGAAGATGCTATCCTTACTTCTAACAGTAGTGATACCGGATGGTTGGGTTCTAACTTTCCCAATAACTCCGTCATCCACGACGGCAATCGGGGGATCAATCCATTTCCCGGCTGCGCGAAGTCGCAACTCTCTAGCTTTATTAAGCGTCTTAATATCTGGTAGGGCGGTGTGCCCTGGGCCTCGTCCGTAAATCTCATGCGCCGACTTCCCCCATCGCGGAACCATGAAGGGTAGCTCGTAGTAGCCACCTTCCGTAATCAAGTGTGCGCCACTGGCGGTACTTGGATCACCACCATATGACGCACTGCTGCCCACTTCCACATAAACGCTGGCCCAAGGGCGGTCTTTACCCGCCGCGTGCATGAGGTAGTTGGCACCATCGCGGGGCATCACCATATGTAAAATACCCACCATGTCATCCGGGCGGGCGGTTGCTTTGTGGGCGGTTTCCTTGCTTAGCTTCGACATGCCGAGTTGGAGATCACCGTCACCGAACTTGAGCGCGGCGGCACGGGCTGACATTTCCAGCTTGCGGCCTACGATATCCACGCGGCCATCCGGACCCTCGCCAATCACGTACCAGCCCATCGGCAACGCCTTCATGCGGAAGCCGTTAAACAGCATCGGGCCGGGTATCTCCTCGACCAGCAGGTTGCCAGTACCGAAGCACCCGATGTCCAGGTACATTTCATGGGACTCGGCCTTGAAGTTGGACTGGTTGATGGCGTCGAGCATCGTATCGCGGCAGATGTCCAGCCACTCGCGCACGTCCTGTTCCATGTTGAGTTCGTTCATACGCATCTGCAACATGAACCACTGGATGGTGTTGGGCGTAAGCGTCCCGGCCATCGCGCTTGCCAGGTACTCGTTGGCTTTGACGGCGGTAGTGTCGTAGAGCAGCGAGGTCTGCTTGGCACCCGGAGCGAGCCGGTACGTAATCTGAGCCTTACGCGGCATGATGTACTGTGCCAGGTCTTGACTCAGGATATCAGCGAGACGCCGCTGATCTAACAGGTAGTTGTAGCGGTTGACGACATCGGCAGCGCGGTGACGGTTATCGTCACTCGCCTTCGCGTCCATCGAACCGGCTACGTCGCTCTCAATCGCCATTAGAATCCTTGTAACTGCTTCCGTGTGGCGTCAGGTCCCACCGTCAACGCCGTGTTACCGGCAATCGTGGTAGACGGACTCGCGCCCGCTGCTGCTTGCCGCTGCCGGTCCAGGTCTGATTGCTGGACGACTTTATCGACCTGGGGTGCCACCGGCGCTTTGGGCATCTGTGGCATCTTTGGTGTGCCAAACCCTAACAACTGACCCATACTACCTCCACGAGTCCACCGTCTGCTCACCGGGGACCGGGCCAAACGGGTTATAATCGTATTCTGCTTGCATCGCCGTATCTGAGAAGGCGTCCCACCGTCCCTCAGCTTGCACCTGCACGGGAGCCTCGTCGGGCCTGTCGTTCTCGCCCACGGCCAGGTAACGGAGCGCGTCGGCTGCGTTGCTGGACCAGTCGTGCTCCGGGTGGGGGAGGAACGTCTGTTTCAACTCGTCGTACTTCTTATGGTAGAACGCCAATGCTTTCAGTCCTTCATCGCACGGACCTTCATTAAACCGGAGTCGGGGAAAGATGCGCCGGACAGCCGATATGCCAGTCTCAATAAGTAGCTTCGGGACCACACGAATAGGGCGCAGGCCAAGCGACGACAGGGTGCCTCGAACGGTTTTCTGAGCGGCGATGGTCTCGGCGTCGGCGTCGTGGGGGAGCAAATGGAGGTCATAGCGATAAGGCTTCTCCATAACCACCTTGCCATAATGGTCTGCCCCGACGCCGCTATTCTCATAGTAGTCAATCAATCGGATTTCCTGGCCGAGTTTTTGGTAAAACCAAATGACCGTCGTATCGTTACGCCCCAAGTCCCACGCCGTCCTAACCGGCTTCTGAGAGACCCAGGGGAAGAAACCCACCCGTGCAGGCTTGTCATTTCTTGCCACCGCAAGGTAACGGCCATAATAAGAACCTTCCACAGCACCTTCAAAGCTACAGTAGTACTCTTGCTGGATAAGGTCTTCGTCTTGTCCGAGGGCGCGGAGTTCATTGAGGTATTCGGTTTCGACGATTCGGTGGCCATCGGGTTTGTGCGTTTCGTCGATGGTTAGCTTCGAAGCATACCAGCGGTCGGGGTGATTACAGGCGTAGTCGTAAAGGTCCCATCCGTGGTTCTTGCCTCGTGGGGTATAGGCAAAGGCTTGCCAGCCACGGTTGGCAGCAAAAATGGGGTCAAGTAAAGCTTTCGCCCGTGGACTTTGCAATGCGAACTCGCTATACACCGCCCCAAGGGGATTGGTGCCGACGATTCGGTTGATGTTATCCGTTCCGACAACTTGAATAATAGATCGACGGCCATCAAATGTTCGGATTGGCACTTGCATTTCGGTCTCGTTTTCCTCGTCCCGGATACGGATGGCTTCGGGGATGTAGTCTCGGTACGGCGTGCCTTCATTGTCCATACCATCCCAAAATATCTTCTTGCCCTGTGCATACGTGGGAAACAGGTAGTAATAGACTCCCGGCTTCTTGTATGCTTGGGTAATACAGTAGTTCAGGAGCACCAGGTCCTTGCCAGCCCGACGGTGCCACACCAAGACCGCATTCTTTCCAGCGTCGAGGGCTTGCAGGGCAGGTACCTGGAAGTCCCACGGCTGGAACCGAAACGACTCGTTGACGGTGTTCACTGAGTTTCACCGACTTCGACCACTTCTACGTCTATCGTAGGTTTAGGCGGGGGACTCGACCATCCCGGCCATATCAGGTTTATCTGGACAGGACGGTTAGCACCAGGAGCGTCAGAGCGGGGACGATAAATATCAAATAATTCGCCAGCAGCCTTAACCGCCGCCAGTCTCGCGGAGTTGTCTTCGGTAACGAGGGTGTCCGTGATCTTGCCCTCGAACGCGGCAATGTGTGTCTTTTTGGCATCAAGCTGCTCATCCAACCGCTGGATCATTTTTGTGACGATAGGCACAGCCCGGTCCAGCGCCCCCGACTCCCGGAGGAGGTCCTGCCTGGCTTGCTCCCGCGTCACGGGAAACTCGCCTGCGGGCGTAGTACTCGAATATCCCTTCTCTAGGTGGCTGTCCGAAGGTGTGGACGGTGCGGCCAGGACCCCGGAGGGCACATTCGCTAAGGGCAAGGATTTCAGAGGAAAGTAGGACTCGGACTCGGTACCAGGCACGTTTGGGCTTTTCGCGTCGGACAACTCGCCACCTTGGAGGGAACTGTTCTTTATACCGGCCTAGATACCGCTTCAAGGTACCCATCGGCATAGGTATGAGTTCAGACGCCACCTTCAAGTCGAACTTACGTTCAGGTTGAAGGTAGACGTTTGTATCGTCTCCCACGTCCACTATATAGCCCGTTGGACAAACTTTGCTATACTACAGGTTGTGGTTTCTCGTTTCTCACTCCCCCTTATAGGGGGTGATAAAATGAGAAACTTTGCGTAACCTATTGATTTTTATAAGAGCGTTCTTCTCAAGCCAAAATGAGAAACTTTCCTATAGTGAGAAAGATGTTGATAAATAAGGCTTTTTACGTGAGAAACTCTATTCACGCCTAGTGCCGAAATATCGTCCCCCCTAGTACCCCCTTCAGCTTTCCCTCCGTTACATAACCTCGGCAGTTGTGGATAAGTACCGACGTTTCGTAACACCACTACGCCTTAACCCTATGATAAGTTTACGTTTTCGCTGATTTCGGCTGGCGGTTTATATAGGTCCACACGCGCCGACTGAGGCCGATTTTTTGGGATAGCCACCCACTGCCGGTGGTGTTGCAAAAATGACACACTACAAGCTGTAGTGGTGGCGACGGCGTGGCATGGTTATTGCTCTTACGCGCGCGTCAATTATATATGCGTGCGGCGTGATGGCGACTGGATCGGTCGGGTATAGCGGGATTGTGTGTATAAAATGCCACACACAGTTATCCACAGGCTGTACCTTATTTGAGGTATGGCTATAGCGCGACCAGGTTATACACAGGCCAAGGTGTAGGCGCGACCATACACTATCGGATTAGGTAGGGAATGGGTAATTGGTTACATAGGACAAGGCTAACACACCACGCACAACCTATGACACGCGATGACAACCACGGCCTGGTATGCGTCTTGCATGTCTTAGGGTATGCCCTGGCTACCACCAGCAACAAAGGTGCGAGTCTCAATACTCACCAGGGCAGCAAACCAAGGGAAATAAGCAGATGATAGCAGCAAACTACGGGACTAAGGCACAGTTAAAGGCTAGTGTAGGCAAGGCCCTTGACTATACCGAGACAAGCCTATTTGGGCCTGAGTACAAGTCTACAGGCCATTTCCCGGTAGTCGGACCATCCTACGATGAGCGTGTCTGGTATGCTGAAGTAGTCATGCGTAACGGGCTTATCATAGGGGTACGCTAACCATGCCCGAAACCTTACAATGTGGTGCACACCCGAACCTAACCACACCATGCCCTCGTTGTAGGGCGTGCTCGGCTTGCTGTGACTGTGTTAGGTGTGAATTTTGCGGTACTTATGAAGCGGAACACAATGTCTACAGTTGTGAACACTGTCAAGGGTGTCAGAATTGTTGTGAGTGTGCCTTCGGCGACCAGGGTGACGGTAGGCTGAGTAATCGTTTCTTTGACTGTGAAAGTGAAGGGCGTAACGTGGAATTAGCACGCTACCCGTTAACCTTTCATAATGCGACTACCTTCAATATCAATCCCTCACACCGCTACCTATCGGTAGAGATAGAAGTAGCAGGCTGTGGTACAGGCTCATACGTCAATCAAGCGTGCGCGAAATGGAAGGCGTCTATAGTCGAGGATGGCAGTTTACCCGATGGTGGGTTTGAGATCAACACTGCCCCTGCTAATGGGGATGCCTTTGTTCAGCAAATCACAGAGATATGCACAGCCCTTGCGAGACAAGGCGCGGAAGTTAATGATCGCTGCGGGCTGCATGTTCACATAGACGCCCGTACCTTCCGCGCACCTACCATGCGTAAGTTACTGAAACTCTACGTTAAATTAGAGCGTGCCTTGTTACTGCTTGTACCTAAATCAAGACGCCATAACCAGTATTGCACACCCGTAGAGCATAGGTTACGCGAATATCTCAACCCTAAAAAGATAACATACACACCCGATAATAAGCCGATATACGGACCTGTTACACTCAAAGGTACTAAGGAAACCCGCGAAAAGATAGCAGAATACACGTATGGCGATGGCGTCAAGGTAGTACCTAAGCGTCTACGTCGCAATAAGTATGGTGGTGAACGCTACAAGGCGTTTAACCTGGTATCCTGGTATCATCGTGGTACAATCGAATGCAGGTTATTCAATGGTACAATCAACGCTGTTAAAATTGTCAATTGGGCTATGCTATGGGCTGGTATTCTGGACTATGCTAAACGTACCCATGAGAACGTGATAGACGCGATACCCGAACACAGTGACAGCGAACCACTGCGTAACCTAATGATAGTGGCACCTACAGGTACCGTCAAAGAATGGGTAAAGCAAAGGTTTGATAAGTGGGGTAAGGATAAAGAGGAGAACGAGTAAAATGTGTGGTATATTTGGCTATAACCTACCTGATACCGTATCAGTCGAAAAACGGGCGATACTCGCAGCCATTCTCGCAAGTAAGATGGATGCAAGGGGCGGGGATTCATGGGGCATCGTGCGCGATGGCGAAGTAGCTAAGGGCTTAGGTAGACTTTCTAAAAGTAACCAGGCCATGAAGTTAGGACATGCACGTATCTTACTAGGTCACACCCGATCAGCAACTACTGGCAGCGTAACAGTCGAGAACGCGCACCCGTTTGTGAATGGTAAGATAACCGGAGCACATAACGGTATCATCAGCAACCATGCAGCCCTGAATACCAAGTACAAGCGTAACTGTAGCGTAGATTCCGAGCATATATTCATACACTTACGCGATGGCCTACCACTATCCGAAATAGAAGGCTATGGCGCAGTGTGGTATTTTATGCACAATCAACGCGACAAGGTCTATATGTTCCGTAGCGAGGGTGGTGACTTAGCCATCTATGGAATTGGTACATGTAAAAACCCGCGTGGGGTAGTCTTTGCCAGTACCGAGACAAGCATTACCGATGCTCTGTCACTGGCCGGCCTTGAGGGGTTCTCGTATGAGATAAAAGCGGGTGTGCCCTACTATATAGATAAGCATCAGCTATTCTATGAACCTAACAAAGACATGAAGTTTAGTCAAACGGTAACACATTTAACAGGTAGGTTTGATTGGGGCAAGTACGATTATAACGGTTACAAGGACTACGCTAATTACACCCGCGCCGAATGGGAGAAAGACTTAGACAAAGGCGAAAGTACAGATGACGACGACGACGATTTTGATACCATCTTATGTGATGGCTGCGACGAAGAAATGCTACCAGGGGACTATAGGACGGTACAGGAACATGGGTATAACTGGCAGTTATGTAAGAAATGCGAACATACCTATGATGCGTAGAAAGGATGGTACACTATGATTTGGTACTTTGCAGGTGACAGTATGGGATGGTATCTTAACGGTATCTCATGGGCGAGGATAGTGTTTCTAGGGGAATGCTGATGAAAACGCCTCACACAAATGTCCTAGGAACGACGATCAGCAACCAGTCAATAGTAAGGTAAGGGGTAAAATATGAGAATGGATAATACGCCTATCATCTGTAAGTTATGTGGTGATACCCTACGCGATGGGTATGATGG